AAAGCTGACAAAAAGCAAGATGTAGCTATGATTAAAAAAGCGTTTAAAGAGCATGATGCCCAAGAGCACAAAGGTGGCAAAGGCACAAAAATTACTCTTAAAAAAGGTGGAGTAACTGGCAAAGCTATGAAAGCTGTTGGTCGTAACATGGCTCGTGCAATGAATCAGAAATCTTCTGGTAGAGGTCGTTAATATGAAAAACCAAATAAAACCCACTAAAAAGAATAGCCCAGCTATTCATGTAGGTGCTAACCGCGATAATGGTCCAGCTGAAGAATATGCTGCTCCACATGAAATGGGTGGTAAAGCATTGCAAGAAAAAGACATTGGCTATTCAAATGAAATGCCTACCCGTAAAAACTGGACACCTTTAAATGGTGGAGTTTCTATTGGAAACTTTGATATGGTAGAAAATGAAGGTATTACTATGCGTGGTCATGGTGCTGCAATCAAAGGTATCAAGTCTAGAGGACCAATGGCCTAATGAATTACGTCCAGTTATATCAAGCAATACAAGATTATTCCGAAAATACGGAATCTTTATTTGTTGCTAACATTCCTACGTTTGTACAGCAAGCGGAAGAGCGTATTTACAATACGATCAACTTTGCATCTTTGCGTAAAAATGTAACTGGAACTCTTACATCTGGAAACAAGTACTTATCTTTACCGCTTGATTGGCTGGCAACATATTCAATAGCTGTGATTGATGAAAGTGGAAACTACACTTATCTTTTAAACAAAGATGTAAACTTTATTCGTGAAGCCTATCCTAATGCAGGAACGGCATATAACGGATTTCCAAAGTATTACGCACTTTTTGGACCTCAATATACATTACCAAATGAATTATCTTGCATATTAGGGCCAACGCCAGATGCAAGCTATACAACTGAATTACATTATTTCTTTTATCCACCATCAATTGTTCAAGGTATTATTTCTACCCTTAATACTTCCTACAACACAGGATCACTATATACCAATGGTACATACGAAAACGTACCATTAACTGGCGGATCAGGTTCTGGAGCAACTGCTACATTTACTATTTCTGGTCAATCTGTTACTGGTGTAACCATTAATAGCGGTGGTCAATTCTATGTAGTTGGCGATACTTTGACTGTATCTAATTCCTATGTTGGTGGAACAGGATCTGGATTTTCAATTACTGTTCTTACAATTAATAACTCTACTGGCACAAGTTGGCTGGGCGATAATTTTGATCCAGTACTTCTTTATGGCTCTATGCGTGAAGCTATGCTCTTTATGAAGGGTGAGGCTGATCTAGTTAAATATTACGAAGATAAGTACGCAGAAGCTCTTGATTTGGCTAAACGTCTTGGAGATGGCCTTGATCGTGGTGATGCTTACCGTGATGGTCAAACTAAATTAGATGTTAGTGGAAGAAAATCCTAATGTCTATTGTTCAAGGTCAAACTACTACCTTTAAAACCAACTTATTAAGTGGAGTAGAGAACTTTACATTGTCTTCCCCATACACATATAAAATTGCGCTATATACAGGCTTGGCTACGTTAAATAACACAACCACAGCCTATAGTAGTGTCAATGAAGTTGTATCGTCAGGCTATACAGCTGGTGGATTGGCTTTAAGTATTTCTAATCCTCCTACTGGAGATACTCTTAATAACATTGGTTGGATATCATTTAATAATGCCAAATGGACAGGAGTTAACTTTACTACCAGAGGAGCATTAATTTATAATTCCAATACTGGTGCATCAGTTTTTGTTTTAAATTTTGGCAATGATATTACTTGTGTTTCAAGTTTTACCGTTACCTTCCCAACAGCAACCTCAACAACCGCTGTTCTTACTATTAGTTAAGGAGTTTATATGGAATTATCAAACTTTGGTGACAGCAGCGTTGCTTCCGTTACCCGTGCAAACGATGGATCGGAATCTATGGGAATCCAAGGCCATTATTATGTTAAATGCTATGACAAAGATGGCAATCTAAAGTGGGAAGATATTGCTCCTAACTTAGTTAATGCTGTTGGTAAACAAGCTTTGTTTGACTATTACTTCGGTGCTACTGGTACTGCTGGCGGTACAGCTGCTGGTGCTAACTATCTAGGATTAGTAGGAAGTGCTTCTGCTACTGCTAACTATGTAGCTTCAGATACTATGTCTTCTCATACTGGTTGGATTGAAGTTGGTTTGGCTAATGCTCCTGCATATACAGGAAATCGTCAGTCACCATCATGGTCAGCTGCTTCTAGCGGTGGTACAACACCAACTAACGTAACTACAAAAACAGCTACTGCATTGACATTTGCAATGACAAGTGGTGGTACTATATTTGGCTGTTTCATTAACTCTGGTGCTTCTGCTTCAGCTACTAAAGATACATCAACTGGTATTTTGTACAGCGCAGGAAATTTTTCTGGTGGCAGCAAAGTTGTAGCTAACGGAGATTCATTAGCGGTTACTTATACGACCACAGCAACGTCTTAATTTAGGAGCCAATTATGGCTTTAGTTGTTTATGACCGAGTATTACAAACTGGTACAGCCAACACTACTGTAAGCTTTTCATTAAGTGGTTCAGTAACTGGCTATCAGTCCTTTGCAGTAGTAGGTAATGGTAATACTACTTATTATTCTGCAACGGATGGTACTAACTGGGAAACTGGTCTTGGAACTTATGCAAGCTCTGGAACAGTTTTAACTCGCACTACTATTCTTCAATCGAGTAATTCTAATGCTGCAGTTACTTTTTCTGGAACAGTTACGGTTTGGATAGACTATACAGCTTCTAAATCAATATACCAAGATGCCAATGGAAACGTAGCTATAAACAATATTTTATTGGGTTTTACAACTACAACTTCTGCTGCTATAACTACAACTTTAACAGCCACATCGTATTATTTCCAAAAGCTTACTGGTGTTTCAAATCAAACATTTCAATTACCAGTTGCTACAACTTTGCCAAATGGTGCAGCATACATTTTTGATAATGATTCTACAGGCACTTTAACACTTGTAGATAGTGCTTCTGGTGCTATTGATACTGTATTAAATGGTTCTATTGATTACATTTTCTTAGAAGATAATAGTACGGCTGCTGGTGTTTGGGGTAAATATAGTTGGCTTCCTGCTATTTACAACTTTAATAACACAATTGCAGATCATGGCGGTACATCTATTACCAATGCAACCTGGACAGGTGCAGTAATTAATAGTACTTATTTGCCTACATTTACTCTTGGTTCTACTGCAGTAACACTTGGTACAACTGTAGCCACTTTTGCTGGTGTAACACTTTCAAGCCCAACTTTTGTTACCCCAGTTCTTGGTACTCCATCATCAGGAACTCTTACAAGTTGTACAGGTTTGCCAAATGCTGGTTTAGTAAATAGTTCTGTAACTCTTGGTAGTACAGCTGTTTCTTTAGGTACAACTGTAGCTACGTTTGCTGGTGTTACTTTATCTAGTCCAACTTTTGTTACACCAGTATTAGGAATACCATCATCTGGAACTCTTTCAAGTTGTTCTGGATATAATAGTAATTCGTTATCTGGTGTAACCCTAGCATCAACAGTTTTAGTTTCTAGCTTAACTTCTTTTGGGACAAGTCCAACTTTTGTTACTCCTATTCTTGGAACTCCTACATCAGGTACATTAACTAATTGCTCTGGATATAACAGTAACTCACTATCTGGTGTAACTCTTGCATCAACTGTTGTAACTTCTAGCTTAACTTCTGTAGGAACAATTGGTACTGGTACATGGTCTGCATCGTTTGGTGCAGTATCAGGTGCAAACTTAACTAGTTTAACTGGTGCTAACGTAACTGGTACTGTTGCCAATGCTACAGCTGCAGTTACTTTTTCAAGTACTTCTCAAAATTCCCAATTTAATTCTATTGGTGTAGGAACTGCTGGTTCTACAACAGCTGGTGAAATTCGTGCAACTAATAACGTAACAGCTTACTATTCTTCAGACCGTACTTTAAAAGAAAATATTCAAGATATTCCAAATGCTCTTGAAATAGCTGTAGCTATAGGAAGCAAAACTTTTG